GGACCGTCATCTATAATTACATCGTAAAATTTATCTTCTATAGAATAGATGAATTTTTCAGAGTAGGCGTCGTCACAAAAGGTTTTTATCCTATCATTTAGAGAATGTGAAGATAGATCTATATTAGATATGTCTACTCCATGAACAGATGCCGTAGAAAAGTATTCCTGCCATAGCAAAATACTTCCTCCGTAATATATACCAATTTCTAATATTGCTGTGGCTGAATCCTTTAGTTTAAGAAATAAATCTTCATAAACGTAATCTATATAACAATGGTCTGTATTTTTATCAGTATTATGTTTTTTTACTATTTCTCTTAGAGTCATTTTTTTTCCTAAATATTTTTTGCCAGTTTTGATCCCATACTTTATAAGTTACACTTTTTGGCCTTGGTTTACTTCCTTTTCCATTTTGGCTCATATTAATTTACCAGACTTTTTTAAATTATCAATAGCCCACAATGGCTGTAAGTTACTATAATGAAAACATAACTTTTGTTGTTCTATATCGGTTAAGTCAAAAGAGCAACAAGGTTTTATATGATCTATATGCCATTGTCCATAATTATCCCAAGTCATACCATCTGCAAATAACCTCTCTAAATATAGTTTCAAATGTTCCCAAGAGCAACCTGTTAAGTTATAAGAGGTACTATTTTTTGAACCTCTAGACAAAGCCATTCTAATACGATTACTAATAATAGTTCTTAGTCTAAAATTAACATTGTTTTTTCTTTTTTGTTGCCTGTATTTATTAATTTTATCTCGATATTTTTCTCTATATTTTTTAGCATTTATAGCAACTTTATCTGGATTCTCTTGTCCCCATTTTTTTCTACTTGCATTTAAATTTTCTTTATGTTTAGATCTGTATTCTTGTTGTTGTTTTTTTATTTTCTTTTTATTCTTTTGTCTTCTTATAGAATTGTATTCTTTATGACAAGTTTTACAATATGGTGATTTACCATCTTTTGATGCCGTTTGATTATGAAAATTTATTAATTCTTGTTTTTTATTACATTTTACACATTGTTTTTTCATGGTATATATCTCTCTTCGCTTATTGTATACACCAAAACTAGAATCAATTTTCAAAAACATATGACCAATAACGAGAATCTGTCTTATTCTGTTTTGCGTCCCAAAAAATAGATCGTGCAATGTATGCTGGGACGCCAATTTTACCACAATTAACACTCCAGTGTCTTTCCATTTTTTTATATAGATCAAGACCCTTTTTGGATTGGTATGTCAATGTTTTCATGCCATAAAGTTCAAGCATATGAGTATCACCACAAAAGACTCTACATTCATTAGGATGAGATTGTTCAAGAGCGAAAGAAACCTTAGCAGTTCCGAGTCCAGAAATATTATTGACAATCTGATCTCTTTTCTTAACATGGTACTTCTTAGTTGTAAGATAAAACTCTTTGGGATTTGCCCAGAATTTATCCTTAAAACCCCAAATGAACTTTGTGCGGTTATTGTAAAGTCCACATCCACTATTCTTGATCTTTTCTCTTAAAAGTTCTTTATCATCTAGCCATTCACTAAAATTCTTAATAGCGTTATATCCGGCAACATTAGATTTCCAAGTAGTATGGACGCTCATGTAGGCAAAAAGATATCTACGAAAAATTTCATCATCACTATTTGGTCGAATACTTTCCCAATATTCCTTATAACTAACTACCTTATCTTTGGGAAAGTTCTTAAAAAAATCGTCAGCCTTGCTAGTATCCATAGCAATATCTTGAACAGGAATAACAGAGTTCTCAACGATCATGGGTTTCTCCAAAAGTGTTTCAAGCGTTATGCTAACATTCTACACTAGCGTTATCGTCTTGTCAAGCACGATTCTTTAAATCGTTCTAGCAGACCCGTGTAAAACTTTAAAAGTTGGGAAACGAAGACTTAATCCTCCATCTTGGTTCTTAGTCTCTTCAAAATACTGTACGGTTATTTGCTTACCAAGAATCTTCTTAGGATTCTTATAGAACTCCTGACGCTGCTCAATACTAAAACCGCTACCAACTCGTACAGTATAATCCTTATGGTTAATCATAACACAAGAAAGCATAGTCTCCTCATGCTCTGCACCATCTTTAACATAACGAAATGGCCCCATCTCAGTATCAACTACCTCATATTCATCATCAAAAAATTTCTTAACTTTGAGTAGGTCTTTGCTTCGTTTGCCTTTATACGGTTCGTCAGCACGAAGCATGACTCCTTCCCATTTGTAATCAGTAGCATAGTCTGTCCATTGCAGAAAATCATCATCGTTTTCAATTTTACATTGTGCCAATACACTAAGACAAGTACAAGTATTATCTCTCATAACTTCTCGCAGATTATTGTAACGAATAGAATAGGGACGATTCTTTTCACCCTTCTTGCTATAAAATTCATCGTGCGTAATCATATCAAAAATCTTGTATGACGGATTAGGAATAGTGTGATCCTTCTTTTTCAGTTGCTTCATAACTCCCTGAAAATCCTCATTACCATCCTCGTCAACCAAACAAAGTTCACCATCAAATACAACATTAGTAATTCCCAATGCCTTGATTCCACCAGCAACAATATCAAGGGTATCAAAAGATTTTCCGGTTCGTGAGAAGAAAGAAGCATCGCCATTTTCATCAACAATAGCGATACATCTGGCCCCGTCGATTTTACGACTAACATACCAACCGTCCTTCCAACTTACCAGTTTAGGCTCATACTTATCTGCCAGAGCAACACTAAACTCTGGAATATGGTCAGGAATAGCCTTGTTGATAATCTTATCGCCAGCACGGGTTTTCAAGTCCTTATCAATAATACAATGAATGAGTTCTTCAATGTTGTTTTTATTTGACTGACTATCAATAAAAGTATGGACTGCTCCGATAGCATCGTGACCAGTAATTTTGCGACTCTTTAGGTCATCTAGCAGACCAAAGAAATTCTTATAAGACTTTCCCCTCAAAGAGTTTTTCTTCTTGAGATTATCACTTGTGACATTATATTGCCAAAGAGGATGGTAGGTATAGAGTAGAATTTTCTTAGCAAAACTTGCAGCCTCAGAATTATGATTACAATAATCCTCAATAATCCCTTGCTTATCAATAGTGCTGCTAGTCGCCCTAAGATCACGAACCATATACCAAACATAATTAAAATCGTGAATCATCCAAATAGTCTCCTGTGTTTAGCGTATTCTACCATACGCCAATCCTATTGTCAAGTATCGACACATGCGTAGTTTTTCTTTAAGCGTTCTTACTTATGTTTCCAAATCGAAATATCATTATACTCATTTTTATGAAATCTAGTATTTATATGAATACCATAGTCAATATTATCTTTAAAATATTTAAATAATACATAATTAAAAATTGGCATATCTAAAGATATCTTTATATTTTTTGAAACTTGAGAATGATATTGTGTTAATTTTTCTAATAATCTAATACATATGTTATAGTCTCCACCAACTACACCTGCATTTAGTAAAGTATGATCTCTATATTGATTTAATACTTCATCAAAATCTGATATGGTTATATATTTAAATTTTTTTTTCATATAAGTAGATAAAAGTTTGTCTTTATATTCACTACCACAATATAAAGTATTATTTTTTATATCATAATTTTTTAACATAAGCACGTCGGTACTATCAACCATAAATAAATTTGAAAATTTATGTTTTTTTAAATACTTATAATAAACAAACCATCTATATGTTGTTGGAGTATATTCTTCATTGTTTTCAATTCTTACCCATAAACAACCATCTATATTCGGAATATTATCAAAACAATCATGGAATACAACAATATTAGATCCATTTTTTAGAACACTATCAATTAGTGGAAGTATTAGAGTATAATCATTTTTCCAAAAATCTATCCTTTGATCATCTCTAACAACATGTTTTCTATAATCATTAAGCAATAAAGGATCAGGCGTTGAACAGAAATATGATGCTAAAACTGTATTTATCATGGGATATGTAATATGTCTTCGGTTGTTCCGTTAAGTGTTTGAAAAATACTACAATTATCGTCAATTAAAATTTTAGGGTACCATTTATAAAAATTTTGTTTAACAATTTTTTGTTCAGAGTAATCTTCGACCTTTACAAAAGATAGGCACTCGCTATAAAATTTAAGCATTGATTCTTTTTTGCCGATACACGCTCCAGCATTTAAATAACAAAAGGGTTCACGAAACCATTTTTTTTCATCGCTATAATCTTTAGGCCAACAATTTATTTCGGCATT